TCATAGCCGACTCACGATGATCTCCCCGGCCCGCTTAGGTGCCCGGCCGCCGCCCGCCGTATAGGTCAGCTCCACCGCTTCCAGCCTCCCCAAGCCGCCATAGATCGCCCGAGTCTCCGGGCAGTCGTTCATGGTGAGGATAAAGCGGCCTTTAAGGCCCCTTAGAAGGGCCGCCAAAGCCTCGTGATTGGCCCGCGGAAAGACCGCCTCGTAGTGCCCCTCGGTCCCATAATAGGGAGGGTCCACGTAGAACAGCGTTTCTGGCCGGTCCCAGCGGCGGAGGAACTCGGCCCAGTCCAGGCAGTCGATCGTGACGCCGCACAGCCGCTCATGGATAGCCTCCAGCACCGGCCCCAGCTTCAGGACGTTGAACCGGGATGGGCCGAGGGTGTCGATCCCAAAGCTGCGCCCCGAGACCTTGCCCCCGAAGGAGAGCTTCTGGAGGTGAACCGGGCCGCCCGCTCCAGATCGGTAAGCGTCGAGGGGTCCGTCCGGCGTAGCCGCTCGAACTCCGCCCGGCTCGTGATCTGGAATTTGAGGGTCTCCATGAACTGGGGATAGTGGCGCTGCAGGATGCGGAAGAAGGTAATCACCTCCCGGTCCGCATCGTTGATCGCCTCTACCCGCGCCGCCAGCCGCCGACGCAGAAAGACCCCACCCATGCCGATAAAGGGCTCGGCGTAGACCCGGTGCGAGACGGCCTCGATGATCCCGCAAATCCTTCCGGCGAGCTGCTTTTTGCCGCCAATCCACCCAGCGGCCGGCGGAACCGGCCGTACTTCCCGCATCTCGATTGTTTGTTAATCCTTGAGCCCCACACTCGAACCCGGCGGGGGGCAGTAAGGCCTCTTCTGCCGCGCGGGAAAGCCCCCAAGCCCGCCCGCGTCCGGGGCAACCTGGCCCCGCTACTTCGCCGCCTCGGCTTTGCCGTAATTCTCCTCCTTCGGCTCTCAATCCAGCCGAACACGAGGCCAGCGGCCGAAATGCCGAGGAACCAGCGACTAAAGTCTACGTAATGGGTGTTGCTGGAATCGCAGGAACCGTCTGCGGGAAGGCGTTCTGCACCTCGACCTCGCGCGCATCGAGTTCCTTCTTCCGGCGTATGGCGTTGGCCCATGTGCCTTTTGTCAGTCCCGCCGCGATTTTCGCCCAAGCCTCGATATCGGTGCGGGTGCGATATTTCGGCGCGAAGGTAAGAGCCTCGTTCTCGTTGGCGTCCTTCTGCGGTTCCGTATAGTCGGCGCCATCCGAGCCGACGAAAAGCAGCGCGCCGTTGGCGTCGGTCGCCTGTTTGGGCTCCGACTCGTCATAGATCGAGCGGCACATGTCGAGCATGAAGCTGAAATTCTCTTCCGACATGGTGCTCATGATTTCGAGCGTCTCGCCGGTTTCTCCGGCTTCCGGTTCCTTACGAAGCGTGAGTTTCGCCATTTTCATGGGCTCCTATTCCAAGAGGTCGGCTGTCTTTACGCGGTGAAGTTTTCGGCGAGACCGGAGGCTTGGGGTCTGAACTTTGAGCCGAGCCATCCGCCGCTGGCGTTTCCGGAGCATTGGCGGCTTGCGCCGCCGCCTGAATCTTATCGAGGATGCGCAGCGCCGGGCGCGCGGCCTGTAGGCCGCCATTGCGGACGGCGAGGTCGAACAGCCCGACGAGGTCGTTGACCTCGGTTTCGTCGAGCGGAATGTTGATGGTTTTCACGCGGTGGTTCCTTTGTCAGGCAGCAACCAACGCCTTGTAAGGCGTGCCGTTGCAGTCATAGAGCGTCACGTAGCCGGTCGCTGTCGGCGCTCCCGCCGTATAGGCGTTGTCAGTCGTCAGCTTTCCTTGCACCGGGCAGAAGTCGCTATCGTCGGCATAGCGGCCCTGCAGCGTCGTAGAGGATCGCTTGAGCGCCGGGAACAGGTTGGTGTTTCCGCCAAATTGAAGACTGCCGAAGCTCGTCCCTGCACTGTCGGAGAGAATGATGTTGCTCGCCGAGTTCGCGAAAATCTGGGAGTAAATAGCCCCTCCTGTAGACACGCAAAACTTGATCGCGGTCGCTAGTTTCAGCCCTGAAGACGCCAGCGCCCAGTAGCCGGAAACGTCCTCAATGCCAGCGTTGAATATACCGGTTCCAGAAAATGTAGCGCTCTTATCAGTCGCGATGTCTAATGCCGTTAACCCGCCGACAATCAACTTCAACGCCCGAGCTAGGCCAGACCCGTTCTTGAAGGTGCCAATGGTTGCGACATTGGCGTTCGTGATCCAGTCGATCGCAAAGCCGTCATTGTTTGCGGCGTCGGTCCAGTTATTCCAGACGTTGCTTCTTTGCGCATTCGCGCCGTTGCGCTGGCCGAGCGTATTGGGGTTGTCGCGGGCGATGAGAAGGTCCGCACCTAATCTCGTGTCTGTAGTCGGCCCCCAAGCTAGAAGGGTACCTGACGACAACTGCAACCGTTTTGGGGCTACGTTGATGGCAAAAACCCTGTCAATGTCCCAAAACGCCAGCGAGTTTGCGTTGTCCAACATTATGGCAATGTCATTGTTGAAGGTCACTCCCGCAGGGAATGTGTTGACGCCTGTCCAGGTGTGGTTGCCGGCGAGCGACACTGCGCTGGAAAGGGCCTTGGCGGCGAGCGCGCGCGCGATGATGTCGACGGTCATTGCGAAATCCTGTAGTTGACGGTCCCGCTGGTGTAGGCGGTGCAATTGAGGCGGTAGATCACGCCATACTCGGCTTCCTCCGCCGTCTCCGAGGCCGCCCCCGTCCAGGCATAAAGCGTCACGCCTGAGGCCGTGAGCGCGCGCCATGTCGCGCCGCTGTCAAAGGACCTCTCCAATTGCACGGATGCAGAGAAAGTCCCCCACAGGGTGATATTAAAGGCGCGACCGTTTATCGGCTGGAAAGAGGCGCTTTGTCCCGCGGCGCTGAATGATCCGGTGACGGGCGTCTTGCCTGACGGGCCGAACGCAGCGACCCCGGCCGTTGGAGCCGTCACCACTTTCGAGCCTTGGCAATTCGCCGCGCGCGCCCATAGCTGCTGAGGGATTAAGAAGGCGCGCGTCGATCCAATCGATCCCGTCATTTCGAGGGGGTCGCCTGTCAACGCCGAATCGGAAGGCTGCGTAGGAGCGGCGACGACCCAAACCGGTGTCTTGTCGCGCAGCGTCACGTCCAGGGGTCCCTGTCCGAGGGACGCCCATGCCGAACAGCTTACCGTGATCAGCGCAGAGGTGCTCTGGCCGCGCGCGGCTCCCGAGAGGAGTGTCGCCGCAACCGCGGCCAGCACCAGTCGCGCTATCAATTTCATTTCTGTTTTCCTTTTTGATCTTGGCCGGCTTTGACTTCCACCGTGGTCATAAAGCCGCCTTCAGCGTCCCAAACCTTCTCTACGCTCTCCGCCTTCCAACCCCCATCAAGCGGATGGCCGAAACCCGACACGTTAACCGGCGCTTCCGCGTGGGCGTGCGGCAAGCCAGGGCACTCGAAGCGCCCCGTCCCGCTGTTATTCCCCATCTCGTAAGCTTCAGACTCGGCCGCGCCCTTCGCCTCCTCCTCGGAACGGTAGGGGTGTGGCAGCATGTGGATCGGGCCCTTGCGCCCGGTCTTGTGCTTCACGACCTTGCGCTTTCCTGACTTCTCATCGTGCCAGCTCGCGGCGACGTTGCCGACTTCGGGGCGCGGTTCAATCTCCACCTCGTAGCCAAACACTCGCCGGCGTCTAATCTCGATCGGCGTGAGCTGCCTCCCGCTCGCGCTCTTCCCCGCGCCGCGTTTCACCGCAATGAGTTTGCCGCCGGCGGGTTTCACGCGGGCGCCGTGCTCCTCGGCAAGCTCTGTCGCAAAGTCGATGATCGACTGGTTCCACCACAACCGGTAGGGAACTTTGATTTTGGAGAGGTCGCTATCAACGACGGCCTCCAGGCCGGCGCGCTTGGCGAGGTCCTTGATGATCCCGCCGAAGGTCTCGTTGTCGAAATGCTTCTTCCCGTGGGCCTTGAGTTTGTCGACGTAATCCGCTGCGCGCAGCTGGATGCGGATTTCGTCGCCTGTGTCGGGATCGCCGACGCAGATGATTTTCTGCACGGTGAATTTTCCCTGGTCGACGGGTCCTTCGTCCTCCCACCCGCCGAGGATCGTGAACTCGTCCCCCCTCTTGGGCATGCCAAATTTCGCTGGCGGGCCAACGCAGACAATCTCGGCCGTGTCGCTTTCGTCGCCCGCCTGCTCGCGCACGTGGCATGACTTCCAGAGCCCCGCGAGCCCAGGAAGAATGTTTTTCCCACCGCCGTTTACGATCTGCAGGACAGGGCGACGCCACATCGGCTCAATTCCAGGGGTTGATCGTTGCGACGGCCGCCTTTTCCGGCCGGCGCGGTATTTCGATCGTCGCCGGCGCGACAAGGAATGGACCGCCCGCGGCCATGCCCGGATTGGCGTTGAGCAGCGCCTCCAGCGCGCCATCAAGCGCCGTTCCGATCGTTTCCTGCGCCAGAATGTCGAGCCGGACCGGCTCCTGAATCGTTCGCTTCATCAAAAGCCCGTCCCCGCGATTTCGCCGATGTAGAGAAGCTCGACCGTGAATTCCCAGCGCCAGCCAGCGCCGTCGGGGGCGATCTTTGCCTCCTCCTTCGAGACCGTGCGCACTGCGACCATGCCCTGGAAGCCCCCGACGAGGCCGCTCATCCGGATGAAGGGAACGGGTTCGAGACGCTCGCAGTGGCGCTCGAGCGCAAGATGGTTGTCGAGGCCACCCATCAAATGCGGCCGGCAGGCCAGGTGCAGCGTCTCGACCTTGTCGTCGCGGGACGTCGGCTGATAGTAGGGCTCGCCATCGAAAACCGCATGGCCCGGCCAGTTCGCCTCATTGACCCGGGCGTAGATCAGGGGCGAGATGCCGATGACCTCAACGATCGCGTCTCCGATGATGGCGAGAGGCTGGCTCATGCGCTACGCCAAATCGTGCAGCGCGCCGTCGCGCGAGGAGCGGATGGCGCGGGTCTGCAAGCTCGCAAGCTGCCGATGTAGCGCCCCCACGTCTTTGACCCCATGGAAATGCGCCTGGGCGATATGGACGCCGCCGCGCGAGAGGCTGGTCTGCTTTCCAGGCTTCGCAGCCGCCGGCGCCGCGGGGGCCGGAGCGCTGCCGCCCTTTCCACCGGTGAGGGACGCTGGGACGCTGACGCCGCCCGCCGATGGGACGCCAAAATTGCGAACCGCCGAGAGCGCTCCGGCCGCGCGAGTCGCCGCCGCCGTAATCCGGTCAAGCGGGTCGACCGCTGCGCTGGCGTCGACGACGGGCTGCACGGTCGTGTTGAGCTTTGTCAGGGCGCCATAGAGATCGGCAGCCTCACCCGTGATCTTCTCGGCAGCGGGGCCGAATTGGCTCGCATCGAGGATAGGCTTGCCGACGGTCGTTTGAGCAATGTGCGGCGACATCCCCTCGATCTGCGAGAACATCGGCTTCGACGTCGAGCCGCGATCGAGCTTGAGGCGGCGCTCAAAGCTGCTGATCGACTCGCCCACCGGCGTTGCGCGCGCCCGCGCCTCCTCCGAGCGTTGCTGGGCGTCGCGCATCTCTTGCGCCTTTGTCGTCACCCAATCCGCAACGCCTTTGACTGCCGGGAGAACGGCCGGCTTCGCCGTCGTCGCCATGATATCCAGCAAGGCTTCCTTGACGCGGCGGAGCTGCGCCTCGGTCGTTCCCAGGTCGATTGTAAGAGCTTTATCGAGAGAGCCGGCGTAACCACCCTTAGCGAGGGCCTCCCGCAGGCGAATTATTTCCGAGAGTGACTCCTTCATTCGGAGCGCCTCGTCGAACCATTCGCCGCCGAACAGCGTATTGGCGATCTTCACCGGGTTCTTCGCCTTGTCGAGGCGCTGCAGCAGGTCGATCATGGTGGACATGGCGTCCGTCTGCATGCCCTTCTCGACCTGTTGCGGCGTGAGCCCCAGCTCCTTGATGGCCTCCTGAGGGCCCTTCTTGAGGCTCGTGGCGCGACGCAATGTGGACGAGAACTGCCCAAAGAACCGTGCGGCCACTTCGTCCTGCATGCCGACGCCGCGGAGCGCAGTCATCATGACCATCGAGTCGTCATAGGAGACGCCGGCCGCCTTCGCGCCCGCCGAGGCGCGTTGCCACATCGCCCCAATATCTTTTTCAGCAGCCGCGGAAATGTCGCCGAGAAAGTTTACCTTGTCGGCGAAGGTCTCCAGCTCCTTGTTGGACCAGCGCGTCTGCCCGTGAATTTCAGTGAGCATCTGCGCCGCCTCCTTGGCGCCGACGTCCCAGGCGGTCGAAACTTTCGCCCCGAGCATGGCGAAGTCCTCGAGGTCGCCCGTCGCGATATTCCCTTGTCCTCCCTGTGCGAAGACCGCCGCGGCCTGCTCATAGCCGATACCCAGCGTAGTTGAGACCTTGCGCACCTTTCGATCGAGCGTGTCCCAGCTTTGGCCGGCGTCGAGGTTCACTTTCTTCTGGATATCCGCAAATGCACTTTCACGGCCGATTGCCTCCTTGGCCGCGACGCCGACGGCTGCAAGCCCTGCTGCGGCCGTCGCGCCGATCGTCGCGCCGGCAATGACCGCGCCACCTGCGCCGATGAGATAGCCCTCGGGCGTTACGCGCGAGGCCGCCTCTGACAGAAAGGTGGCGCGAGCTTCCCGCCGACGTCTGGCCGCAATCCCACCAATGGCGCCCCCGGCGACGGCGGTGTCGAAGCCAAACCCCGCACGGGAGCCACTGGCTCCCGACAGAAAGCGTCCGCGTGTGTCCCTCAGACGGCCTTGCGATTTCGCCAGTCGATCCACGGCGACGCGCGCGCGATCAATGTCCCGCGCCTCCGCGCCAATCCGGTTCAGGCTCGCCGCTGTTCGCTTTGCAGCGCCCGCGCTTTTGTCGAGAGCGCCGCCGAGCTTCACGCTTGCCGTCCAAGCCCTGGTGAGATCGCCTCCGAGCCGCCCAGTTGCCGTGGTGGAGAGCTTTCCGGTCGCTTTCCCGAAGGCTTGAAGGTCGCGAGCGGCGGCCTTCAGCTTCTCCTCGCCCTGGGTCAAAAATTTGAGCCTTACGGCGACATCAAGATCAGCCATTGGCCCCTCCCATCATGGCGGCCGTTAGAGCAGATAGAGCCCTGATCTGTGCGCCGAGCCCATCCTCGGCTTCAATCTCCTGTCCCTCCCAAACACCGCGCACGATTTCATCCCAGGGCATTCGGAGCACGCGGTTCCAGGGCTCGTTCAAGAAGCGGCAAGCGAGGACGCCGATGCGCCTTATTTCTCGGGCGTCGACCTGGAGATGCTGCCCGTGATGGAACGGGGCAAAAAAGGGTAGCAGCCCGCCTGCACACGCTCGCTATCATCAGCGTCAAGCGCCCGAAGCACCGGGGTCGGCAAGCCGGTCATGGCCGCATAGAAATGGACGAGCGCAATGTCGCCCTTCTCGTCTTTCGGCGCCGTCTCCGAGACGCGGATCACCTCGGCAAGCGTCATGCGCCGGGCCATCACGCTGCGCACCTCCCGCCCCTCCCACTTGAAGGGGAAGTCGAGAGCGATCTCCTGAGATCGCGCCGCCGGGTCGAGAAACTCGATCGCAGCCACGTCTTCCGCCGCTCGCTCAGGATCGCCACGGCTTGCGGTTTTCGGTTCGCCTGGCGCTCCCTCGGGGGGCAGCGGAATGTTCGAGAAATCGGCGGCAATAGGAGCGTTCGATGCGCCTTCAAAGGGCTTTCCCGGGGCCGTCACAGCGCGGTCCCCCCGGTGATTGCGAGATTGGCCGCCATGGCCTGGAAGATCGCCTGCCCGCCGACGACCGTGGACCCGGGACCCTCGAATTGATCGAAGCGGTGGATGACGGCGCCGTCATAGACGTCTTCGTAGCGCACGATGGTCGAGAACTCATATTCGGTCATCGACGTCTTCACACCCTTGCGCGCGTCCGCCTTCACCGAATTGAGTAGGCCCTTGAGCGTGATCACGCGACCTTTGTTCTCACCGGTGCGGAATGACCGCAAATTCTCGTAATAGGTCGCCGAGACGTAATTTCCCGGCTGCCGACCGCAGAGCGCGCGCACGCGGGGATCGTCACTCTTGAGTTTGATTGTCGCCTTCAATGCCTGCAGCTCCTCCGGCCAGGCGACGGCCATATTGTGGCCGCCAGGCGTGAAGTCCTCGGTGTTGAAGGAAATTTCCGGCAGGGTCACCTCGTCGAGCACGCGCCATGCGTTGAGCGCTTCGAAGAACCAGTTTCCGCCGCGAACAATGTAGTCCATCTGACGATCTCCTTACGCGGCGATGGCAAGCGAGCCAGTGACGTTGAACTGCGCCATGGCCGCCTGGATTTCGGCCGCGAGAATGTCAAAGCTAGCCTCGCGCCGGCCCATGTAGAGCTGCAGATCGACGAGCGAGGGGCTCTCTTCGTAGTCGACATTGAAGACCAGCCCGCCGACGCGCAGCACGGCATTTCCATTGAGGTCGCGATCCCACTTGACCTCATAGCCGGGCAGGATCGCGGGCTCAGGTAGCGACGCCAGCTCGCCCAGGAAATCGTTCACTGCGTTGCGTATAACGACGACGAGGTGCGCGCCGATGTTCTGCCCCAGATAGCGCACCAGCGCGCGCGGGATCGCCTCGCGCACGGCCTTTCGTGTGCGGATCACGTTGATCAGCCGCCACAGCGGGTCGTTTGACGTGGTGAAGAAGCCCCAGAACAATTTGCCCTGGGGAGAATTCACGCTGCGTGAGGTCCGGTTCTTTTCGAGCTGAACGATCGTGTTGACGCCGCGCTGGAGCAGCCAGTTGTGCTCGCTGTCCGGGTCGGAATAGTTGCATTCGACCGCGCGCGAGGGGCCGAGAATACCGAGGAGCGGCTGATTGCCGGGGCTGTAGTAGGGCCCGCCGAGCAGCTTGTCGGTCCGCACCATCAGCGAGGCGACATAGGGCGCCGCGTCGCGAGTGACCGGCACGCCGCCTGAAGAGACGCGCACGCCCTGGCCGATGGCGATAACGTTAAGAGTGTCGGCAAAATCCGCCGCCCATTCAGCCGCGACGGTCTTGTTGGCCGACGGCGTATCGGCGATCGCAACGGGCGTGATCAGTCGGTCGCAGATCGCATCAAATGCAGTGACAATCGGATTGGCGGCGGCGCCCGGCCGCAGGTGGGCATAGCCGGGCGCGACGAGCAGATCGGGGGTGACGCCGGTTTCGGCCTGGGCGTTGAGGAGCGCCCAGGCGCCCGTCTTGGCGGTTTGGTCGCCGACCATTTTAGCCATCTGTTGCTCGTCGGTGTCGGCGACCAGAATGTCGGGCACCACGGAAACGATCGAAGCGACGACGCCCATGGAGATCGCGGCGTCGATTTGCTGTTTCAGCGTGCCGGTTCCGGCCGCCGTGATCATTTCCTGATCGTTCGTCGTGAAGTGGACCGGCGTGTCGACGGGAAACTTGGTGCGGTCGATGCCTGTGCCCGGCGTAAAGACGCCGCCAATCGTCGACATGTCGGCGATAATGATCGGAACCGTCTCAGTGCGGTTGAGAAAGGCTCTGACGCCAACATTTGGAGTGGTGACGGGCATTGAGCAAATCCTAAGTTGACCGGCCGAAAGAGGTCCTTCAACTTATGACTTCCCCCTACATCGCGACAGCGTGACACCTGTCACGCCATCCCCGCGCGCGTTCAGGCGCCGTCAGACCTGCGCCGCCGCGATGAAGAACGCGTCGATCTGTTCGGGCGTCCAACTGAAGGCCGCGCCGAGTGACGCCGTGAGCGGATGGCTGCGACGGAACGCCGTCGCGCCAGACAGGATCATCTGAGCGGCGAAGCGTTCGTTCGCGTCAACAATCCCGTCCACGATGGTTTGCAGCGCAGAGGGAATCGTCCCGGTTTGCACAGCGGCGAGGGCTTCAGCCTGCGTGATGATCCCCTGCACGGCGGCCTGCTGAAAGAACTGCCGGTCTGAAATCTCCTCCGGCACTGACGGAGGCGGCTCTTCCATTTCCCACGCCTCAAGAACATGCCCGTCATAGTCGACGCCAAGAGACGGCGCGCACACTTGCACAGCGGGAAGGACAAGCAGGGAAGGGATTCCGGGACATTGCCCCCAGACGCCTCCCCAAGATTGGACGATTTCATTCGTCGCGACATTGCGAAGACGGTAGCCGACGATCTGCGTTGCCATTTTGCCTCACATTCCGAGCATGGGCATGTTGAAGGCTGCGCCGGTTTGCGGCGCATATTGCACGACCAGAAGGCCGCCTATTCCCCTGCCGGTGGTGACGCTGCCGGCATCGGTTCTGCCGCCGCCGCCGCCCCCATAGTTGCCTCCGGCATAACCAGTTCCACCAGTGCCGCCACCCTCGCCACCGCCGCCGCCGCCAGATCCATGACTGGCGTCCCATTCGGCGCCATTGCCGCCTGCACCAGCGTTGCCTCCCGCGCCACCGGAGCCGGCGTCGCCAGAGCCACCCGCCGTCACGCCGTTCGCGGCAGTGGAGTAGTCACCGCCGTTATTGCCATTGCCGTTGATCCCGGCCGCCCCGCCGCCGCCGGTGTTGCCCCGGAATGCTCCGATGGCAGAGACGTTACCGCCGCGCCCGCCTGTCGCCGAGGATGTTCCTTTCCCGCCGCCGCCTGCGCCGCCATTGGTGAGAGTGGATGTCGTCGACCAGTTGCCACCTGTGCCGCCGTCCCCGCCGACGGGCGCATTGGAATAGTTGGTAGCCCCCTGCCCAAACCAAGTTTGATTGCCGTTTGGCCCGGTCTTTCCGACGCCCGTCGATGATGACGTCAAAGTGGAGGCGTCGGCCGCGACCGTGTAAGTCGCATTTCCGGTCAAGGTCATATTTGCGTAGACGCCGATCCCGCCGCCGCCGCCGCCGCAGGCGTATCGCGCTATAGACGATTGGTTGAGCGCCGCCCCCGAGCCGCCGCCACCAACGCAACAGATCGTGTTGTTGTTGCCAAAATCGGATGGCTTGCTGTAGGTGGCGCTCGACCCTGTCGTGAAAAAGGAAGTCGTCAAGCACTCGTAAATCAGGCCCGGCTCCAGCCCCGGCCAGCCGGGCGACGGCAAATCCCAGAGCGCACGCTCCTGCGGAAGCGTGCCGCACGCGACCGCCCACAGGAAGGCGTCGCAGTCTGCGCGATCATCGAACCAGCCTCGCCAGACAATCACCCCGTCGTGGGTCTTCGCGCGCACCAAGAACCGGGTGATGTTCTCATTGCCGAAATGGTCCTTCGGCTGAGCGAGCGATGGCGTGCGCCACTCTTTGTCGCGGACCGGCAGAAGAAAGCGGGCGCGAGGAACGTTGCGATCAGGGAGGATAATCACTGGAGCGCCTTCCAGGCATATGTCGCAAGCCCATTGATGCGCCGGATCATCAGAATGAACTGTGAGGCGAGTTTCGCTGTGTGCGTTCCAGACCCTGTGCTACCAGCTGAAATAGCTGCGCCCCCTGGGGACGTAGCTAGCGTGACGGTGTTGGCGTCGACGACGCTTGCGACGTAGTAGTTCGTGCCGGTCGCAAAGTTTGTGGGCAGTGCGCCAGTCGTGGTCAGCCAAATCATATCGCCAATCACCGCGGCGTGCGCGGTAATTCCGACGCTCGTCGATCCGTTTGTGAATGTCGCTGCGATCGACGCGCGTTCGGCCGTCGCATAGACGTCTCCGGAGACCGCGCCGACGCGGAAGCCCGACATCGTGAGCGCCCCAGCGCTCGCCGCATTCCGGTAAAGGATATCGATCGCGCAGTCGGAAGTTGGCGCCGCAATCGTGTGCGCGCCATTGTTGATGACGTAGTGGTAGTTATGGTTCGCGGCGTCAGGCGTGAAAGTGCCAGATGACTTTGAGCCGTCGCTGTATGCTGTGAGCGTGAATCCGGCGGAGATGGCAGCCGTGGCGTCGGATTTCAATGCCGTAGACAGCCCGAGATTGCTCAGCGCCTGCGCTTTCTCACCTCCGCTCAGCGCCTGCGCTGCGTCGAACCGGAGCCGGTTCGCCAGCGCCGTCGTCACCGTTGAAGCGAAGTTGGTGTCGTCACCAAGCGCCGCGGCGAGCTCGTCCAGCGTGTCGAGTGCGCCGGGCGCGGCAGCAATCAGCGCGTCAATCGCCGCCTTCACAAAAGCGGTCGTCGCGACCTGGGTCGTGTTGGTTCCGCCGGCGGCCGTCGGCGCTGTTGGCGCGCCGGTGAGTTCCGGAGACTCCTTTGGAGCTGCCGCGTCGACAAGGGCGAGCAGCTTTTCGAGCGTGTCGCCGCGCGCCGCGACTGCCGCGCGCACGATCGCGACGGCGGCGTCCCGGATCGCATCGCTGTTCGCTTCGAACTCCGCAAGCAAGGCGGTGAGCGCCGCCGCCTTCGGAGCGATCTCATCCTCGGCATAGCGGATGACGCGATCGCGCGCCTCCGCCGCCGCTTGGTCTATGACGCCCTGCTTCCCTTCAATGGTGTCGATCCGCAGATCGACGTCCTTTCGAAAGGCGTTCTCGCTCGCCAATATCTCCGTCGTCGCGGAGACGCGATAGTCCCTTTCGAATTTTCGGGCCATGGATCAGACCTTGTCGTAAGACGTGGCGAATTCAGCCTTGTCGCTCGCGAGCAACGTTGCGAGAAATTCGCCCGATAGCTCGATTTTCGCCAGCGGGGTGAAATCCACGCCCCGGAATGTGAAGACGCCTTTTGTCTTCACCTCATAGTGGGCGGATGGATCGATCTCCGCCTTATCGCTCTTCGTCGCCATGCCAGTCTCCTTCTTTAAGCGGCGTCGTGGAAGCGCCCTTCGACGTGATAGGTCACGCGGGCGTTGTTGGTGGTCCCGAGGAATTCGACCTTGAAGGCGTCGATCGCCGGCGTGAAATCGAACGTCCACTTGATCTCGCGCGCGTCGGGCCGGTTGACGACGCCCTTGGTCACCACGGCGGAGTGCGTCTTGAGGCTCGCGTAGCCGGCGCCGTAGCGCAGCTTCGCGACCAGAGTGTGCCGCGCGTCTTCCCAATTCTCGACGATCGCTTTCACATGGACCGTGGAAACCGTGACGCCGGCCGCCATCTGAATGGGCCCGGAGATGTGATCGAGCGACGTCGCCGCACGGAAGAGAGTGACCTGTGAGGCGGCCATGTCGATGATCGGCATGGCCCATTCATTGCCTGAGAGATGGGCACGGAAATCATAGAAGGGTGTGACGCCGGAGCCAAACAGCGTCTCGCCGTCCGCGCCTGTCGGGCCGATGTCCCGCCAAACCCCCGCAACCTGCAACTGCCACGCCGCGTCGGCGTTTGTCGGGACGATCATGCCGGCGACAATCGCGATATTATGAACCCCGCCGTCGAGATTGAGGCCGGCGAGCTGCACGGGCAGGTGGGTGAGATCAAAGCGGCAATATTCGACGCCGAAGCACATGTCCTTGGTGAGGTCGCCGGCGAAGAACGCGCCATCGGTCGACTCGAAGAGGGTGCCCCCGAGGAAATCCTGTCCTTCCGCGGTCGCGATCGTGACGTCGCCGGTGGTCGCGAAAAGAACAGCATAAAGGCCCTTTTGCAGGAAGACGGGCTTCGACCAGGGGAAGCGGGTGAAGGCTGGCCACGCTGAAAACTGCGCGAGGTCCAGCGTCGTCTTCGCCAACATAGCCCCTGGATTGGGAGAGCCGTCGGCGTTGCACTCGACAAGGGTCGCCGTGACCTGGGCGCCCGCGCCGCCGCTCACGATCCCGAGCTTGGCGCCCGGCGACCAGCGATCCTGCGACTGGATGAATGTCTGCGCCTTGATGACGCCCTGGATTTGATGTGTGACCGGCGCATAGACGTCATAGGGGAAGGAGACAGTGTCCGTCCAGAAGCGCCGCAGGCGGAAGGTGCGGTGCCCCATCCACCAATTGTTGCGGACAACCCCGGCCAGTTCATAGGTCTGGCCGTCGATCGTGAATGTGTTCGTCGCCGCGTCATAGCGGCCGGAATTCCACCAATTGGAATTCTCGCAGACGGTAAAATAATCGCCGTAGCGCACGCTCTGGCGGCTCATCGTGAGCTGCTTGAGCTCCATGGTCTGATAGGTCGTTCCGCCCAGCGCCATGGTCGAGGCCTGCTTCGAGACGAGCACGCCGTCGACGGCGGTGTATTTCGGGCAAATGATGCCCTGCGCCGCGTGCATGAAATTCGGATCGTTGGGGTTGAGCAGGGCGATCGGCCCGCGCCAGAAATTGGCGTAAGGGAAGCGCAATCCATCTTCGACGCGCGCCGCATAATCGACGTTCCCTGGGTCGCTCTCGCTCTCGTCCAGGAAGTGGTCGGCGCCATAGGGCGTGCCTGTATCGGGGATGGCCAGCCGGTCCTTGATGCTGGAGACGTCCGTCACAACGGCCGCGATCGTCGCCCCGGAAGCCGAGTTCCGTAGCTCGCGCCCCAGCGCCGCGAGGTCATTGCGAATGCCGCCGATCGCCTGCGCCATGAGGTCGATCTGTTCTTGCTGTGCGGCGAAGGCGCGAGAGAGAGCGTCGAGCTCCGGCGCCTCGTTCTCCTCGCGGCGGGTGATGGTCTCGACGCCGCCCGTTCCGATCAGGATGTCGGCGATGGCGACGGTGTTGACAGGCGTCGCCGGGGCGACGGGCACGGAGGACGGCGCGCCGGGGATGGTTGCGACGATTGCGTTGCGCACGCGGGCGCGGGCCTTTGTGTCGGGCACGCGCTGAACGACCGTCCCGCCGCCAGCGGTCGGAACTTCGCGCTCATTGTTGCGCGCCTCTTCATAGCCGTCGTCTTCGCGCCCCTGAACGACGAGGCGAACGATGACCTTCTGGCCGGCCGTGAAGGGCACGAACTCCGCGAGGCTGAGATTCTGCGCCTCGTCCGAGCCATACTGGCTTCCGCCGTCGTAGAGGCGGCCTGCGGAAATATCGACGGCCGTCGAGCCATTGGGGGTGACGACGAAGCCGGTGTAGCCCCTGCCGGAGAGCAGGAAGTCCCGGACGATGGCGTCGTCGCCTTCCTGCGGCCATAGCCCCAGGCGCGTGAAATCCTCGTTCGTCACTTCCTGGTCGGCGCCAACCACGACGCGCTTTTGCATGATCCTGCTCCTTTAGGTTCTGACCGCGAGCCCGTATCGGGCGTTGTTCGGAAGGTTTTCCAGATCGGCGAAGGCGAGGCTCCGCGTCGAATTGATGTCCATGAACATCACGTCGCGCGCGGCTTGGGCGACCGCGATGGCGTGCTCGAGCTCCGCAACCCGTTTCGCCGGGCTGAGGCGCGCAACGCGGCCGGGCGGATAGGAGGATTGCAGCGGCGCCCTCGGCGCATGGACGAGAAGGCCGGCGGTGTAGCCCTCTCGCCGCAGTCGCGTCTTGCCGATGACGTTCCGCATCCGCGAAAGGTTGGGTGATGAGCCGTCCGCGAGGCGGATGGACCAGTAGAAGGCGAACTGCGCGTCGTTCACCCGGACGCCGCGGCGATAGCGGGGGCGATTGGCGAAGAAGCCGAGGCCGGCGGGGCGCGCTTCCGCAACGCGCTTGGGCGCCACGCTCGCCTTTTTGAGCGATGGCGAGACGGCGTTGGGCAGGAAGGCGTCCCCGCCTTTTGTGAAGGACAGCGAGATCACCCGCTGGCCCGCGAGCGTGGACGGCGGGACGAACGAGCCGACGAAGCCGCCGGCGCGCATGGCGTCCTCTTTCGGAGCGGCAGGGATCAGGAGTTTTTCGGGCTCGGAGAGCAGGGAGCCGTCCGATGCGCGCGTGAGGCCGGAGAAGACGAGCTCGGTCTCGACGCCGTCGCGGATCAGCACGGCGCGGCGGCGGTCGAAGATCGCCCGATCGATTGCCCGCGCGCCCCTGCGGCCGCAATAGAAGCCCTTGAACCCCGGCCGGGTGCGCGGCGTCGTCTCGTGAATGCGAATCTCTGGGAGCGTCGCAAGCCAGGAGTCATGCTCGGCCGGCGTCGGCGCGCGGCCGGCGAAGAAACCATCCCGCGGCAAATTCGCCCGCACCAGCTCAGCGTCGACATAGCCGAGCGCCAAGCGGAATCCGGCGATCGTCGTCTTGCGCTCATGGAAGGCGCGCGCCTCGGCGACGACGGCCCGCTTGCGGTCGAGCGGCCAGGCGTCGTTCCAGATATCGACCGACCATGCCCAGGCGAGCAACGGCAGATGCTCGGAAGGACATTTCCATGGGTCCCACAGAGTGCGGATCGTCGCGACGACGAGGGTCGTCGCGGCATAGCGCTGAACCTGCGCGGCGCTTATCACCCGCTCGAATATCCCCGACGCGCGCGGGAGCAGGCTGCCCGTTTCCAGCTCGGCAAGGGTCGGGAGATCGCTCATCGATCGACCTCCGTTTCAACCACGACCCCGCTGACGTAGGGCGCGCCGTCGTCGCCGCCGAGAATATCGGCCACGGGCGTAATCACACGCGCGTAACGAGCGGGGGCGACCTTCGCGACCGCGCCGACGGCCTGAACGTGCAAAGTCTCCGCGACGGCGTGCCGCTCGGCCGCGAGCGCCGCGATCGCTTTCGTAGCGGCGGCGACGACGGGGGCCGGATCGGGGCCCGGCGGGAGACCGAGCACAACGCGCACGGGTGTCGCGACGATTTGAGCCGGCCGCACCAAAACGATGTCCGTGCATTGGCTGGCGTCTTCGCTTTCGAACGCAGCCTGGATGTCGCCGATCAACGTCTCCGCGGGCGTTCCATCGCCATAGCGCGCGAGAATGATCAGATCGATGCGCCCGCCGCCCCGCCGCAAGGCGCGCACGCCTTTCACGCGATCGCCGAAAAGACGTCTGACGCGATAGATGTAGCCGCCCTGTGTCAAGCCATAAAGCGGATAGGCTTCCGGTGCGAGCTGCGCGCGGGCCCGATATTCGTCGTCGCTCTCATAGGCCACGGCGCGCGGCGGATTGGCCGTGGCGTCGCCGGGATCGAGCACCAAGCGATCGGTGTTGTGATAGGTCTTGGCGATATGCCCGAGATCGTCGCCCACGGCCTTCGCAAGGCGCAACGCGTTCGCCGCGTCATTGATTGCTTGCCGAAGCAGCGTGTCGCCGAAAGCGAACTCTTCGGTCAAAATGACCGCTGGGTCCGTTTCGAGCGTCTGGACGTCATAGTCGGGCAGGCTCGGGTTTGCGACGCGCGCCTGCGCCCAGAGACGGAGGAACTCGGCGAGGAGCCGCGCCCTCGACGCTTCGAAATCCACCTCGGCGAGCGTCGGCGCGCCGAGCCTGGACAGATCGAGTGTGTCCGCCGCAAAAGCCGTCACGCCGCGCCTCGCAGGTCAATCGCCGCGAGCGGCAGGCTGAAATTCGCGGGCTCCCAAGAAGCGTAGTTGCCGAAGCGGCCTTCGGGGAAGTAGCGCCCTTCGGTGCGCAAGGCGAGACCGCCGACCCGGTCGAGCCCGACGAGCATCATCGTCGAGATACGGTATTCCGGCTCCCATTTATGAACGGTCACGACCAGATCCCGATAGAGCGTAACGACGAGCCTGGGCGAAATGTTGCGTCCGAGCCGCCGGGTGGGATCGAGTCCGAAGTCGAGCCGCATGACGCGTTCGGTCGGGATCGTCATGATGATCTTGACGAGCGACTGTTCGAGATGCGCCGCCCCGGTGAGCGGACGTCCCGTCGTCGACGAAATTCCCTTGCGATAATTCAAAGTCATTTCTCTCGCCCATAGACCCGAAGATGGCCTTCGAAACCTCTTTGAAGGCGCGATTACGCCGCGTCGCCGGCGGCGCGATCCGCCTTCTTGCGCGAGTCTTTCCTCGGTTCGATCGTGCCGTGGCGCAGCTCATATTCCGCCTCGTCGTCGGTGAGCTGCAGCTCGTGCCCGACTTTGGCGCGCACCGGCTTCGCTTCGTAATCCGCGGGGATGCGCTGGCCTGCGACGACGAAGCCGGCGCGTTCCGTGGTGAGATAGCTCTTCTTCTCCTGGTTCATGTCGTTCCTCACGCCTCTGTTGGTTGAACGGCTTCCTCGCGCAGGCGGTAGGCCTGGTCGCCGACGATGAATTTGATCTTTTCGAGGCTCTCGCCATGGATGCGCGAGGTCTTCGCTTTCATCCGCGCCTCTTCGCCCTCGATCTCCGCCTTTTTGTCGGCTTTGACCGCGACATTCTCCTTGTCCTGGGAGATCGACGTCTTCTCGGTCGCGTGGGTCAGTTTTTCCTCGTTCTGCGTCACCAGCGTCTTGCCATACTTCCGCGCGCTTTCGCCTTTCGAACTGTTCGGTCGCGTCAGCTCATCGTCGAAGGCTGACGGGATCGCATAGCTCGCCGCGCCGACGACGCCGCTCGGGCTCATCATGCGCATGCGGTCGCCCTTGGCCGGCAGCGGCGGGCTATCGGCATAGGCGCCGGCGTTTTTGGCGAAGGGCTTCATCCAGGGCGACAGGACGGGCTTGCCGTCTTCGTCCTGGCAAATTTCCAGCCGAACCTTCCACTTCTCCTCGTCGACTTCGGCAACTGTTCCTTCGATGTGGGCGAGCGCCAGCTTGCGATTGACGCGGGACGACTCTCGACGCAACCGGCGAAGTTCGGAGGCGAGGAGGCTCATAATTCGGTCTCCCCGGCGTAGCGCGCCCCAAAAACCGGCGCGGTGACCTGATAGAGCGTCTGCCTCCAGGTGACGACGTAATAGACGGCGCCCTCCTCGATGTTCTTGACGGTGAAGAGCGGCTTGCCTTCCTGATCGTCCGGCAGGCCGATGTCGGCGAGCTCCCACCTGGCGAATTCATCGTCGGAAAGGGCGGAGAGGATCGCCTGACAGATGGCGAGCGCCATCTCCTCGCCTTCGACGCGCGCCCCCGTGACCATGTCAGGGGCGGCGATGACATAGGCGGCGAGCTGGACGATGAAATCGTCGGAGCCCGAGAGGCGGCCGTCGGGCCGGATGCTCGTCGCGGCGACCGCGACGCTCGGCGTTGTGAATGTCGCTTTGGCCAGCACGTCGGCGATATCGAGCTTGCCTGGATGCGGGACAACAGGGATGTCGGCGAAGATCGTGGCGAGCCCCGCGACGACGGCGTTGCGCAGGGCGAAGACGCGCGCGTTGTCGATGAGCGCCTGGCGCGTGAGCGCGGTCATATCAGCGCCCCGAGAAAGTCGGTGACGAGCTCACGGATTTCCTGAGCGTCCTGGGCGGAAACGCCGACGAAGGGACGCGGGGGGATCGTTACGCTCTTGGCGAAGACGTGCTTGTCGCCGAGCATGAAGGACAGTCGCTCGGCAGTCTTCGGCGAGATCGTGGCGCCGTATTGATGGACATGCGCGAATTCCCAGGCGGCGCCCCACTCGCCGCCGTCGCCTCCCGACGATGAGGCGATCGAGCCGTGGAGGTGTTGCCCGGTCCTGAACAGGATCGGCGTGCCAGTGAGGTTTGGCGGCCAGGCTTCACCATCGGGACCCGGGCCGCCGCTCTTGATGCGCTTGCGCGTCTGGTTCTCGCCAAGCTGCACGATCTCAGCAACGAGTTCGCCGGCGTCGAAGTTGCTCAAGCCGGTGACCAGCGCATTCACATGCGCCAGATCGGCCTGATTGATCTCGATGCGGACGCCGATCTCCATGATCAGCCCATCGTGTCGCGAGTGAACATGCGCTCGGGCGCCACGATGATCGCTTCGCCCGGCGAGCTGGAGACGTCTTCGCCGTCGACTGACCCGCCGCTGCCGGCGGTGGCATTGAAGGTCAGCCCGCCGCGACCCTTGGCAATCCCCTCGAGTCGCGTGACGGCGTTTTGATAGTTCTTCTCCAGGCGCTCGGTCGAGCGCGCGAAGGCGACGGCGACGCGATACATCGACATATCGATGGCGAAGACCTTCAGCGCGCCAAGCGACTCGGCGTCGAGGTCGGCGAGCTCCGCGGGCGTGTAGCGGCCCTGGAGGATGATGCGGATTTCCATCGACACGTCGGAAAGCGCGGCGTCGAAGCGCGCCCAGTCCGGCTGGCGCGTCGTCTCGTCAGCGCAGAGCAGGGCGGCGTCGCGCGGATAGCGCGCCTGCACGTCGGCGGTCGTGGCGTATGGGGTCGACAAATCGCTCGTCCTCGAAAGATGGAGTGGGCCGAGTTTCACGGCCCTGCGCTATGGCCCGCTGCGCTAGCGGGGGACACCCTCCGCGGGGGCCTCGCCTACTCCGAACCCTGCCCGGCTACTTGCCCCTGGCGCTTTTGCCGGATTTGCCCATGGTTCGTTTCGCTCCGGGATTCACTCGCGCGGCGGCCAAACCCACCAGCATGACTGTTCGCAGTCGTTCTTCTCCTCGACCGATCCTGCGTCGTATGAGCCGCCCCAGCGCAGAACCTTGAGATTGACGTAAGGGCCGTCGAACGACTGGGTGACGATCGCCGGATAAGGCCCTTCGCCCTGCCCATTGAAATGCAGGCTCGGGTTCTTTGTGTAGAAGTGGACGATGCGTCCGACAGTCGGCTTCGGCATTTTCGACGATCCTTCGAGAAGTGGAAGCGGGGCGGGATTTGAACCCGCGACACTCCAGGGTATGAACCTGACGGGCTACCGCTGCCCTACCCCGCTTCGAAACTCAGTCTCCCCAGTCCCCTTCGACCGATCCGCTCGCGGCGAGCATCGCGTGCTCGTCGATCGCGAGGTCGATCTCTGATCCGGCGAGATGCAGCCGGCCGGCGAGAACGATGTTGTGAACCGCCTTGAAGGTGCGCTTCTCGCCGTCCAGTTTCCCGTCGGCGGAAGCCGTCTCGGTCCCCTCTGCGTTCTGCGGTCTCTTCGCCATCTCGACCTCGCTCAGCTGATCGCGTTGGTGATGAGCGCGCCCGCGCTCTTGCAGACGACGAGTTCGGAAATGCGCTCGCCGACGCGGATGGCTTCGCCGCCGTCGAGGCCGACGTCCTCATCGGGCAAAGTGCCGGCGACCTTGTCGCCCCAGGTGGGCGAATAGCCCCACGTGACGCCCCCCTCCGGCCGCGCCATGCGGTCGAGGAAGAGGAAGGCGGCGGTCTTGCCCCAAACACGCGCCATGGTCGCGGCCTGCCCCGGCTTCGCCGAGTTCGCGAAGGCGGCCCCGACATAAAGGTTTTGAAGCTCGAAATAGGCCTTGAACTCGTCCTGCGTGATCTTGCCGGCGGCCTGCGCGCTGCCCTTCACCGCCTTTACGAGGTTCTGGTTCTTGCGCAGTTTCTGCCAGACAGGTTCGGGGAACACGGCGGTGTTCGGCCGGACGATGAACGTGCCGTTGAGCGCCGCGTCGATGATCGCCTCGGGATCCCCGGTCGCGGCGTCGAACCGATCGCCGGCGTTGGCGAGATTGGTGACATTGGCCGCGTCGTAGTTGCCGGTCGTTTGCACCGCCGCCGCAACGCGAATTTCGCGGTCGAGCATCATGAGGTTCGCCAGCATGGCGGTTGTCAGGTTGCGCGGATCGTAGGTCGAGAGCCTGGCTGCCCGCTGCGCCGCCGCGGCGTCGATGTCCGACTTCGGAATGACCGACTGCAGGCCGTAGGTCTCGACCGAGCCAGACTCTTCCGTCGCCGAGAATTCCACCTCGTTGACCTTGCCCTTACGGCCGACCTTGGTCGACGGCAACGTGAAGGCTTCCGCATCGACGTAGCGCAACCATTTGAAGGTCTCGGTCGGCACCGGGACGCGCGGCATCACCAGATCGGCGATATAGGCGACGTCGGGATTGCGGAAGCCGATGGCGATCGCCGTCATGGCGGCGTTCTGGACAAAGCGGCGAGCAGTAGCCATTGGGGTCCTCGAAAATGTTGGGCGCGAGACGCGCCGGTTAGCCCGCGATCACCGAAGGCGCGATGTGGAAGAGAACAAGGTCGCCGGCGACCGCTTTCGCCGCCGCGGGTCCGATGACGAATTTCATGGTCGCCGCCGTGAAGGTCGCCGCGACCGCCCTGGACGTGGCGTCCGCCGTGAGCGGATCGCCGGCGGCGATCACGCCGCCGGCCTTCACGGGGTGAAGGCCCTCGAATGCGACGTCGACCATGGAGCCGGCCTTGACGTCGACGCTGTCCGTGACGCCGGCGATCTTGTCGGTCGCGGCCGTCGCCAGCGTCACCTCGCCGTCGTTCGCCGTGAATTTCACGATCGAATTTGCGGGGATGTCGACCGCCGCCTTGAAGCTCTTGAATTTTACGTTGGCGCTCATCTTGTCGTTTCCTGTGCGGGAGGGAGGGGCGGCGGCGCGTTACGCGGCGGCCTTGTATTTGGCTTCGAGCACGCCGATCGCGCTGACGAAGTCCGGCGCCTTGCCGTCTTCGACGAGCTTGTGCGCCTCGGCCGCGAGAAGGGCCGGCGCCGGCATTGCGCCGGCGCTTTCGGGGGCCTTCTTTTCATCGAGACCCGAGGCCGGCAGCACGGGCGCGGTCGCCGCGAGAAGCGCCTTGACGCCGGCAAGGCCGCTCTCAGTCGCGCAGAGGCCCGCGTAGTGCTCCTTCTGGGCCGGAAGGATCTTCTTCTCCTTCACGGCGGCCTCGAGGAGCGCGTCGATTTCCGCCCTTCGCCCCGCCTCCTTGATCGTCGCCAGCTCGCTCGTCGCGGCCGAGAGCTTCGCGAGCGTCTCGTCATGGACCGCCTTGGCGACAAAGGAGCCGTTGAGGGCGGCGAGCAGGGCGGCTTCATTGGCGTCGGCGGTGAGGCCGAGCGCGGCGGCGAGGTCTTTCATCGGAGGCTCCTGGGGAGAGGCGGTGGCGAGCGCCTTTTGATTGCCGAGCGCGGGCGCCGTGACGAGCGCAACGGAGCGCAGCCACGTCGGCTTCTTGTCCGGCGTGTGGAAAAAATCCGGGGAGACGAAGCGATACTTCTTTGCGGCGAGCAGCGCCTTGCCTTCGTCGAGCCACTCGACGCGGCCCTGAAGCGCGCCGCCCTCGACGCGAAGTTCCTTGATCCAGCCGATCGCGTCGGCGCGGGACCCGGAAAGCGCCGCGTGGTGCGTCGCGTGGTTGACGTCGATCGGAAGGTCGACGCCGTCCGCCTGGAAGCGGGAAACGAGGATCTGCGGGTCTACATCGTAAGCCCTTCCGTCACGGGTGCTGATCGAGCCGCTTTTGGCGAAAATCGTGATCCATTCCGGCGGCGAGCTTCCGGTGTCGGGCAGCGCGGCGGCGAGGGCGTGGAACGCGAATTCGGCTTGCGGCTTTTTCGTCATGGCCGCACAATGCGACTGCGGCCATGACGCTGCGCCCGTGACAGCTGTCACCGAGGCAATTCGGCGTCTCCCGGTCCCGAATTCGCCGCTTGGCGGAGATCGGTCGCGACCATTCCAAATATGAGCCGCGTTAAAAGCCCATTGAAAGCGATACGTGCGTCTTTCTGGTCGCCACGGCCATCCGGGGCTCCTCGTCGAAAAATCGCATCAGCGGCCTTCTCTGCGGCTCGACCCCTCCGGCTCCGGCAGGCGCTCCAGAATGAGTTTCGCATAGCCGGCGTCATCGGTGAGATGGTCGGGCTCGAACGGGTCGCCGCAGAGATGGCGCGCCAGCTTCGTCGCCTTCATCTCGAACGCCTCTTTCTGCCAGTCCGGCAGACGCGCCCAATTGGGCGTCTCGCGCATGACGCGCTTCAAGGCCTGCGCGACCTCCGCTTGACGCGCGAAGTCGCCATGGGTCGTCTCGCGCTCCGCGAGCAATGGATCACGGCTGGTTTTCTTGCGCGCCAAAACTGATGATCTCCAGGAGCTGCGACAACACCAGCCGCCACGGGACGCGTCCAATCAGCGCCGAGAGCGAGAAGCGGCGCGTGCGCTCCTTCGCCTCCCGCTTCGCGGTTTCGTCAATTGCGCGCTGCACGAGCGGCAGGTCCTGCCAGCGCGCCTTTGGATTGCGGCCCGCGAGCGTCCGGTTCGACACGGTGACCAGGCGATCTCCCATAACGGCTGCGGGGAGCTTCAGCGCCTCGCCGTCGATCATCGCGTAAATGCGCGGCGCCGGGGAGGCGACGAAGTCGGCAACGATCTTTTTCGCCGCCTCGGGTCCCGCCTGCTCGAGGCGCGCCGAGAAGATATCGACCAGCGACCGGGCGCGTGCGAGGCCGGGATTATGACCGAAGCCCGGATCAATCCCTTCCGGCGCCTGCGTCACCTCGCCCGTGCGCTTGTTGACGAAGGTCTTTGTGACGATCACCGGCGGATCGGTCGTATAGCCGTCCTGCCCGCTGTAATCATCAGCCTGCGTGCGCGTGATCTGGCGGACGCTGCACTTGCAGCCGAACCCGTTTGGCGGGAAATGCGTGTTCCAGAAATCATGGTCCACGGGAAGGATCACGCCGACCCAGGCGAGATGCTGCAGGCGGGGCTCCTGGCTCGCGGTGCGCACATAGAGGAGATAAGGAAGTCCGCGTTTCGTGCGCTGGATGCGCTCCCACTGACCCGCCGCACGCGCCGTGCGCACATTGGTCCAGAAGATTGTCTGCAGCCGCGCCGGGCGTGAGTAGTCCACAACCTTCGACTTCCATTTGCCTGTCGGATCGGCGACGACGCGCTTTCCATACCAACCGAGCCGCTGGAGCTCGGGAATCAGATCCGTTCGCCAGGTCTCGAAGCCCTGCCCGTTCTCGATCGCGCGCTGGATGCTGGACTGAAAGAGCGTGAGCAGCTCGGCGTCGACCGCCTTGGCGACGGTGAAGGCGTGGGCGTGCTCTTCGCCCCAGACGTCCTGCCAGGAGAAAGACGGCCTTAGTCCTTTCTGCTCGAAATAGCGGATGATCTCCGGGGGCGTCGTGAATCCGGGCTGCACGGGCGGCTTCACGTCAATCCCTCACGTCGCCGAGTCCGCGAGACTTCGCCGTCGCCATGGCGAGCGCCTCGATCAGAGGCCCGCTGTCGATTTTCGCGTCAGCGAGTCTCGCGAGCGCATCCTCGAAGCTCGTCGCCTCGCCGATCGCCGTGAGCAGACCCGCAAGGAGCGGGTCGCGAATTTCCGTCCAGTCCGCCAGCGCGTCGGCGACAATCTCGTCCGTATCGTCCAGCGCGGTGACCGCGTCCGGATCATCGGCCGCGAGGCGCGCATGCGTCTCTCCGCAATGCGGGCAGACGCCGCCGAGAGCGGCGAGGGCGGCCGGGTCGCTTCCGGGCTTCTTTGTGTCCTCGGCTCCCGGCGGCGTCGCCGTCTCGCCCGCCTTATCCGGCGGGCCGAGCAGTTCTTCCTCCGCGTCGGGCTCGGGAATGTCGGCCCGTTCGCGAACCCATCGCTGAGAAACCTTCAAGCCCAGCGGCACCATGTCTTTGAGGAAACTTGCCGTCGCAGTGTTGTCCTCGGCCTGGGGCAGGTCCATCTCCACGACGGGATAGACATCCTGGGGGCCGAGGTTCATCGCCACGAAGATGCGCACCAGGTCGCGATTGACGGTCGCGGACGTGCGCTTCAGGTCGAAGCGGGCGATGTCGTCACGAACATTTTCCTGCACTTTCGCTTGCGCGAGCGAGCCCCCGCTCTTGGAGACCTCCGACGTCATCGTCTGGCCGAGGATAACGAGCGAAACCTTGCGATCGAGATAGTCGATCAGCGAACCGAACACCGCCTCGCCCCGCGACCCATTGGTCTCGTGAAACTCGATATTCGTCGCTTCCGGGATGATGGCGGCGGCGTCGTTGGCGATGGAGCGGACAGCGCGCAATAGCGTCGCCTTGTCGGTCGGCGTCGCGCTCGCATGATATTTCCCGACGCGGAACGGGATGCCGTAGATCTCCGCGAACGCGGCCCAGTCCTGCAGGGCGAAGGTCTGCATCACGAAGGCCCAGGCCGCGGAGCGCGCGTAGCCGCGACGGATCGGAACGCCGGCGCGCAGGAAGGGCTCGTGCTTGATGAAATAGGGCGCCTTGATCTCATCGCCCGGAAGACCGGCGTCCGTGAGCAGGCAGAGCTTTTCCTGCGAGACCTCGTCGTAGCGGAAGAAGCGCGCGTCGCGATGCTGGTAGGTCACCGGGCGCAGCGCCTTGTCCTGGTAATCCCAGACCGGCTCGACGACGGAATAGCTCTTCCCCGTCGCATCCTGCAGCGCGAGCACCATGTCGGAAAACCTGGGATCGGCGACGAGACTTTCGACCAGGTCGACCGCCTCCGGCTTGACGCCTTTCGGCGCAGAGACGGAAATCGACCCGCTTTCGAGGGCGAGCCGCCGCGTCTGCAGCTGGGACGCATAGTGGAGGTATCTTTCCTCCATGTCGTAAGCGAGCGTCAGATAAGGCTTGGCGTGGCCCATGGCCGCGCTGCGCATGATCTCGGCAAGCCGCGGCGGCGTCAGCCCGGTGGCCTCCGAATAATAGACGATCGCGCGCGCGCCGACGCGTTCGGGCGCGGCGATCTCGCCCTTGAGCAAGGGGACTTCGATCGGCTGGCCATCGGGCCCGAGAATGGGAGAGCGTCGCTTGGCTACCATAGTTCGCGGCCTCCGCCCGCATTTTCAGGAAACAGCCAGTCCGTCGGATCATCGACCCGAGGCGCCGGCGTGTAGTCGATCTCGACGACGCCGGTTTTGCTCGCGGCATAGGCCAGCATGAGGGCGACGGCCGCGTCGCCGTGCCGGTCCTTCTTCACGCCGCTTTTGAGCGCCGGCACCTGCGGCACGCCGTTCTTGACGACGAGGAGGCGCAAGTCCGAGGCGATGTCGGCGTCCGCCGGGATTTCGATCCAGTCGTCCTCGAAGGCGGTTTTGAGCGGCTGGGCGTTCTCGCGATACCAGGGGACGTTCAGCATCACCGCCTCGGTCCGCAGCTCGCCATATTGCTGGACCGCAAATTCCGCCGTCGAAAAGCCGAGGCCGGTGGCGTCATGCTTCGACGCCGAGAAACGCGGCAGCCGGTCGCAGATGAAGGCGAGCACGCGCCGCTGGCTGTCGAAGGGCACGTTGCGCATCTCGACGACGAAGGGCGTCACCCGCCTCAGCGTCTTCGTGACCGCGAGCGGCCACAGCACGGTGAGATCGGAGATGCGGCCATAGTCGCCCCCGAGATAATGGGCGAGCGTGGGATCGAGCCCCTTGAGGATCGGCGCGAGGTTTTCCTTGCACCAGTCGTCGATGTCCCGCGAACGCAAATGCTCCGCCCAGAAGGTGAAGGCGTCGGGCCGCGTGAGCCGCAGCACGGGAATGCCCGCCCGCGCGCGCGCCTCGATCAACGGCGCCGGCAGCCAGGCGCCGTCCCCTTCGGACGGAATGCAGTAGAGCTCCTCGTCTGCCGCGTCGCCGTAAAAGGCGATGACGTCGGCGCGCCATTTGGCTTCCGCGTCCGGGCTCCACGCCTCGCCGCTTTTGAGCATGATGCGTCGGGCGAGACCCTCGTCGAGCGCCTCGTCCAGATCGACGCGGATCAGGCTGTAGTGCTTTTCGCCGCCACGCGCGGCGCAGCTTTTAACGAGCAGATTATAGGGGTTCGAAACCCCATTATGGGTCGAGATGACCAGGACGCGCCCGCCCCACATCAAGAGCGCGAAGGCGGCCTTCAGGAGCTCGTCGAGATCGTCGTGGAACGCCGCCTCGTCGACGCAGACGAAACCCTGCATGCCGCGCAGGCTGCGCGGGCGAGAGGGGAGCGCGACGATCTCCTTGCCGCTGGCGAAGCGAATGCGAAACGCCTTGATGCTTTTGTCCGGTTCGTCCTCGAAGAGGAATTCGGACATCTCCTCCACGACCTGGTTGAAGGTCTTGGCCCAGTCGGCGCAGGTGTCGATCGCCTCGCGGGCCATTTCGAGGTTGTAGCCGATATAGAAGCAGTCCATGCCGCCGGCCGCGCTCGCGATCATCACCATTGCGGCGCAGGCCGCCCAGGTGACGCCGGTGCGGCGGCTCTTCTCGACAATGGTGACCTTTTCCGCCATCGCCGACACGAACACCCGCTTCTGATAGGGCAGGAAGAGATCGGGTGTGGCGCCCGATGTCGACTCCGCCGGCAGCGGGAAGGAGGCCCGATGCGCCACCCATTCGTCCTCGGTGATGAGGCGGGGGCTTTTGTCGGCAAGCGCCAGGTCTGTCATGTGCTCTCCTTCCGGGGCCAGCCAAACACTTTGTGTCTGAGGAAATCGCCAATGCGGGCGGCGACGGCGCAGTGCGCCGGGTCGACACCGTAGGTTGTCACATGCTCGCCATGCGGATCAGGCGGAGCGCCGACGCGCCGCGCATAGACGATCACCTGGTCATAGCCATAGTCGTCGGCGATCTTCTTCGCCGCGCTGATCGGGATCGGGCGCAGAGGTCGCGTCGCGTCCGCCATCTCAGGGCGCCTTCAGCTCGATGCCGAGGATCTTCGCCTTCAGCTGATCCGCCGTCTCCTGCGTCAGGCCCTTCGCCCTGGCGACGGCGTCGACGGCCTCGCCCGCCTTCTGGGTGAATTCCTCGATCGCCTTGCGCTTCCGCTCCAAAGAAATCTTTTGCGCCTGAACGACGGCGAGATAGCCGCGCGAGAGCTCCATGGCCTCCTTGGCGGTAAAATCCTCGCCGGCGCGCGCGCTCATGACCTCGGCCATCAGCGTCTTGAGAAACTCGGCCAGGGCGACATTCGTCTCGTCGACCTCCGCCGGCGTCGAGTTCTTGTTGAACGCGCCGAGGACGATCCTGGTCTCGAGGTTGCGCTGCTCGGCGAGCCATCTGTTGATCGCCCAGCGGCTGAAGGCGCTCTTGGAGATGGTGAACTCCTCGAGCCCCTTCGCGCAGAGCCGATCATTCAGCTCGAAGAGGATGTCGGCCTGCGTCCGGTTGCGGGCGATGATCTCCCCTTGCGCCCATTGCACGTCGTCACGCGCTTCGGGCGGCAGAAGATCAAGCGAAGAGAGACGGCCGGGTCCCCTGGCCATGTCATGCCGCCGGGCTGGGCTTCTTGACGCCCTCGATGACGAGGCGGCGCTCGACATGGTCGAGGCCCTTTTGCGTCAGGCTCGCGACGAGCACGGTTCCCATTTCGAGGAGGGTCACGGCGCCCATGTCGCTCAGATAGCGCAGTTCGTCATGAACCCATGCGCGGGTCTTGTTGATGGCCCAGCGCAATTCGAGGTCTTCGCGGATGAGCGCGCTGTTCCAGCGCTGATCGGGCTGCTCGGCGAGGTCGCGGAGGATGATGAGGCGCGCTTCTCTCCGCTCGATATCCGTCATGCTCATTTCGCCTCACGCTCCAGAAAGAACTCCTGCAGGCGGTTCATGGTGGAGAGGATCGACGTCAGCGTCGCGCCCTGGGCGGTGATCTTCACGTCGAGCGCATGCAGCTGGTCCTTGGTCGGCACATGCTCGATTTCGACCTCGACCTTCGACAGTCGCTGCTCGGTCTCGTCGAGCCGCTCGAAGATGCGGCTGAGATCGCCGCGCAGCTCGCTGACGTCCTTTTCGCCGCGCGACCGCAGCATCGAAAATATCGAGACGATCAGCGCGACGCCGGCCGTCCCCGCCGACAGAAATTGCGCGACATTCCCCCATTCGACCTGGCTCATTGACCCCCGCCCTGGCACTTGCGTCGGAAATTCTGGTTGTTCGCGGCGACGTCGCGGATGAAGGCCGAGAAATCCCGGCAATTTGGCTCGGGCGACGCCTCGCCATTCGGGCAGAGACGCTTGAACCAGCTTTTGAGCGCCGGCGTCGCGCGCGCCTCCTTGATGGAGACGCAGGTCTCATCGATATAGACGGGCCCGCCCATGGCGGACGCTGGCGCGCAGAACGAACTATAGATCGTCCACAGCGCCGCTAAAATCTGAACGAGCGACCGCATCGCGAGTCTCCTGTGCTTTGACGGCTTCATCAGCGAGATGCTGGGCGGCCGCGGCGTCCTTCTTCGCAACGGCCGTCTCCGCCAGGTCGCGCGCCATGTCGTCAATGCGCCAGATTATGTAGGCAAAGGCGCTTGCAACGATGGCCGCGACGACGCCGAGATAGATCAGCATGGACATCGGTCAGCTTCCCCATTCTTCGTCGTAGACGGGTTCGCCGCGGGCGCCATAGCGCCCAGACAGAACGTCCGCGAGTTGATGAGAGGTTAGGTCCTTCGAGGCCCCGCCTAGCTCCTCGGCGACCGCGGCCTCTCCCTCCGCTCGCAACGGGTTCGGCGCATAGTCCGAGCCGAGCATAGCGATCATGTCGGGGCGATCGTCGCAAAACGGCTCATAGGCGAGATCGTTGACGGCCTGCCTAACCTCGTCGAAATCGACGGCAAATTGCGCCAATCGGTGCGAGAGCTCAGACCGCCAATGCAGGCTGAGCACGATGTGTAAGGGGACAGAGACGGCGATGAAAAGCAGGGCGGCGTCGAGAATGGTGCGCTCCACGAAAGCTCTCCTTTGAATGCGAGGGACAAAGGCCCGCCTTTCGGCGGGCCTCAAAGCAAGCGCCTCTAAGAGGTCATTCGTTCTGCCGCGACAGCAGCTGCGCGATCGGCGCGGACGGGGTCGTCGTGATGGAGCGCATGAAGCCCATCACCGCGCCGGCGACCGCGCCAGCCAGCGGCACAACGGCGATCTGCGGCACGCCAAGGTTGGTGAACACAGTGACCCAATCAATCCCGAACAGCCATGTCGAGAGGTTGGGGAGCGCCGCGATCAACGCCGCGACGAGGTAAGTGCGCAATCCCTTCAGGTCCATGTTTCTTCCTTCCAGTTTTCCCGGCTTAAAGGGGCCGGAACCCCTTTCAGACGGCAGCGTGGCGCCGCCGACGTGAAGCGAGAATTCAGCTCGGGGCCCGCTATCGGCAGAGGCCTTCCCGACAGGCGTGGTAGAGCGCGCAGCCGCTCAAGGGCAACGGGACGCCAAAAAGCACGGCCCAGATGATCACGTAGCGGACAAGGCTCTTCATGAGCGTGGACTCTCCCGCCAGAGGAACAAAAACGCCGCGACACAGCCTGCAAAAACGACCGCCGCGCGCCGCGCGATGACGAAGCCGCTGTCGTCGGCCGGGGCGTCGCTCATCATCTGCGCTGCGACAGACAGCACAGCGATAAGGGCGGCCGTGATCGCGATGATCGCGAGCAGCGTCATCAGCACGATGCGCATGGCTTTATGCCCCCTTTGTCGCGCGGAGCGCGGCGAGCGCGGCCGGACCGGCGACGCCATCCGGATCGAGCCCGTGCTTTCCCTGGAAGGCGACGAGCGCGGCGCGCGTTCCTGGTCCGAAGATCCCGTCGAGAGAGAGTGTCTCGCCCCGCTCGTTGAGCAACCGCTGCAGCTCGACGACGCCGGGGCCGCGGTCGCCGAGATCGAGCATGTCGAGAACGCCGGAGACGGGTTTCGCGCCCGCCCACTTCGAGACCAGCGCGCGCCCGGCCTCGAAATGCATGCCGTCCTCGGTTCCGAATGCAGCGCCCCAATACCAGCTGTGCGCGTTGAAGATCGGCGCGATGAGCGTGAGCCCGTGTTGCACTTTGCCGTTGCCGCGCGCGTCGAGCTGACCGCCGATCGTCAGGTCGATCGCCGTCCCCCAGCTGTGATTGCTGATGGCGCTCTTCGAGCCCCGCACCAGACGCGCGCAGAGCATGCCGGCCGTGCCGAGGATTTTGAAGAGCTCGGGATGTTCGCGCGCGATGTCGGCCATCACTTCGGCGAGGCTTTCGAGCGCGGGACGGTAGCCCGTCGCCCTGAACGGCCCGACGTCGCGCGTCGCCATAAGCTCCGCGAGTTTCGGATTGGTGACGCTCGCGCAGTTCGACCCGTAGGAGGAGCGGGGATTGCCGAGGCTCGCAAGCATGAAACGGTTGCCGGCCTGCTGGACGCCGACGTTGATCTTCGCGGGGATGGGGACGAGATCGGTGAATTTCATGCCCGCGAAACTAAGCGCGGGCCTATTCCGAAACGCCCGTGACAGCTGTCACGCGCGCCAGTCTCCCCCAGCACTATGGCGGTGGAATCGCTTCAAAACAAGCTGCCTTGCGAGCCCCTGCGCAGGCGTTTCCGATAGCGTTTCACCGAGCGAGCACAGACGCCTGTTTGCTCGACGACCTGGTTGACGCTGTCGCCGGCTTCGAGCATCTCGGCCGCGCGCCGGCGGGCGCGGGAGTAGAAATTGCGCGGTCCGAGCGGCAGTTGCAGGCGCTGATCCCCAAAATAGTCGCTGATCGCGTCGGCCGCTGCGCGCCCGACGGTCTGGACAAGCCAGTGCGATTCCGTTGCTCGGCGCGGAATATAGACCTCGCGGCCGCCCCTGGCCTCGGCCAATGCGAGCGCGGCCGGCAGGCCGGCAAGCTGCGCGACTTTTGCGAGGGTCGGCGGGAGGTAGGAGAAATCATCGGGCGGGCTCAACGAGCTTCCTCCGATGCGAACATGCCAACCTGGTTGCCCCAGTGCGCCCAGCCGGCGCGATCCCCGCGGGAAAACAGCTCGACCTTGCGCACAGCCGGGAACATCCGCTCGAGGACCTCATAGGCTTCGTCCGGCTTGCGGGAATGTTCCCGGATCGGCGCGACGATGAGATTACGTTCAGACCGCGAGACGATCTTCGGCGCGCCGATCGCGCCGAAGAGCAGGAACTCGGCGCTCGACCGGAGCCAGTAGCCCGTGCCGAAGGCGAGTGTGGGGTCGTCATCGTCCACCCGGGCGGCTTTTGACAACTTCGCCCAGGCGAGCGCGGTCTTGTATTCAAAGCCCCAGCACTTCATCAGGTCGATCGAGAAGTCCAGATTCGTCTGCGTGGCCCACATGGCGCAGGCGCAATGCGGCGCGGCGAGCTTCCAGACGGGCAGGCGAAGCAGCTCGGCCTTGCTGATCGTCGGATAGGGTGGGGCCTTCCGGGCGCCGCGCTGGCTATGCGTCACGAAGGTCGTGGCCGGATCGGCATAGATCAGCCCCGCGCTGTGCGGGGCGAGGTCGCCGAACGGCCAGCCGCTCATCGTCCATCCCTCGGTGAGATAACCGTGACCACATTGTTGCCGACGACGCGCAGGCGCATCCGTTCGCAAACGATCGTGTATTTTGCGGCGCCAATTCGGTCCGCCGCCGCCGCGCCACGCAGGGCCATGGCGCGCAGCTCTTCGCGCAACAGCTCGACATCGACGCCGTGAACGCGCTCGATGTAGCGCAGCACGGCGTGATCGGTGATGTTGAGGCTCATTTGCGTCGCTCCGCCGCGGCCTGGCGCTGCCGGCGCATCGCGTCCTCGATGCGGTCGGCGATACAATCGAGCACGCGCTTGTGATATTCGCGCTCCGCCTGCGAGAGGCCGTGATTTCTGTCGACCGAGTTTATCGCCACGCGGATCGAGGCAAGCTGCGTGGCGTCGGAATATTTCTGCTGGTTCGTCACGGCCGCCTCCACATGTCTTCAAAGGCCCTTTGAAAGCGGCTCACGGCCTCTGCGCAGCGCAGGACAATGAGCGAGTTGTCTTGGCGGGTAAGGCCGCTGTGCGAAAAATTCCCCGCGCCCTCGCGCAGAAACTCGCCGTCGACCGAATAGGCCTTGAGGTGCATGAAGGGCGCGGGCTCGGCCTTGTAGCGGATTTCGACATTCCGGCGGGCCGCAAGGCGGTCGTAAACCTCGCCCAGCGCCTTGGGCATAGCCTGTGCATTGACGCCGCCGGCGTCGCGGTAAATCCTGATCGCCACGCCGCGCGCGGCGGCGTCGTCTAGCGCTTCGACGATGCGAAGGTCCGTCAGCACATAAGCGGCGAAATCGATGCGCCTATGCGCCGACGCGAGGAGCATGACGTCGATGGCTTCGAGGTCGTCGACCGGGGCGTAGGCCTGCCGTTCGAGCTGGCATGGTCCGGCGATCGCCGGGCTCGCGAGCGCGAGAGCAGAGAAAGCCGTCAGCGTGAATCGTCTCATTTCGGCCACCATCCAATCAGTTTGCCAATGAATACCTCGGCGGGGCCACACGGACCGTGCTGCTCGCTCCAGAACGCGCTCATTTGCGACCAGCTGAGAAAGCCGTCGCGTCGCGCGAGCTGTTCCTGATCAGCGACGTAGAACCGTCCCGAAAGCCCATCAAACAACGTCTCGTCCGTGACCTCGCCGAGGATGAGGAAAGGGTAGCCTCCTCCGACGTAAGCGAACCCGTCCATGTGAAAATTAAGCATGATCGGCAACACCGCCGTGCAAATCCGGTCGGCAATCTTTCTGCAATGTTTCGTGCGCATCCCGGTGTAGAGCTGGGTCGTCTCGCCGGGGCGCGCGTGGCGCTTCCTATCAGCCCGGATCGTGTGGAGCTTCTCGCCGCTGAGAATGGGCTCGGCAAAGCGCTTCTGAAATGAATAGGCGACCATCACTTTCCCTCGTTGCAGATCGGGCAGGGCATGCCGCGCTTGCCTTCGCTGACGGACGTGACCTCCCACCAGCCGGCGTCATGCCCGCAGCGCAAGCAAACGAAATTGACGATCAGGCCCTTCTCGCCAATCCCGGCGTCCACCACGTGCATCAGCACGCGACGCGCCTTCCTGGGCCTTTCGAATAGCTCCTTCTGCCGCGCCGCCATCACTTCCCCTTGTTGCATTTCGGACAGGGCGGGCCGTCTCCGGCGTCAGCGTGCGCCCATTTCCGCATCCCGCTCAGCGCCCCGCATTGTGGGCATTCAAACCAGCAGACCTCGTCGCCCCGGCAGTTCCAGCCTCTATCCCGATAGGCCATCGGCTGTGTGCGAGGCTTTCGCACGCGCTTGAAGAAATCGAGCTGTAGGGCGTCGCTCACAGCAGCCCCTTCTCCTTCGCAACCCATCCCGGGCAAGAGACGACAACCGAGCCGTCCTTGCGGCGCTCGAATTCGATCAGCGACTTCGGCAGGAAGACGCCGGCGTCCTTGATCCCGTTTTCCGAGACCAGGATCGCTTTCTCGGTTTCGAGGTGGAAATGCAGCTCGATGTCCATGATGTCGGAACGCTCGCTCCTCATGCCGGCCTTCCGATCTGCTCAAGAACAGATGCCGCCGCGCGTAGATCATCGGCCGTCGTCGCGATGTTGTAATCGAGGGGACCGAGATGGAGCGTGCTCAACCCGCCGAGCGCGCGATCGATATAGCGGCGCGCCTCCGCGATGGCCTCTCCCATTTCCGGGCGCTCCCCGGCCTGCGAGTCGGAGCTCATGCCGCTAGACTCCAATCGACGCATGCGGGCGCGTGGCGCGCGCCGTCATAGGCCCGCGCCTTGGCGAGCTGGCCGCGCGCGACCGCCCAGGCGTGCTTCTGGGCATGGGCGGAGGTGACGTTGAGCCGCTTCGCCCAGTCGTAGGCGAATTTCATGATTGCCGAGCGGTCGAACGACCCGTCGCAGCGGATCAGACATCGCCCGTAGATGCGGTTCATGGCCGCCGCCGACAGCGGCGCTTTGCGCTTCGTCTTCATGCTGCTTTCCTCTTCTGGCTGGCGAGATGCGCTCGGAGCTTCCGTCCGAGCGCGCCGGCGAGCTGGTCCCAATGCTCGGGCCCGTAGAACTCGAAGCTCGCCGGGCATTGCGCTGCGCCGTAGCCGTAGCGCTCGAATACGCTCGGCCAGTCGGTCTCGAAGTCGATGAAGGGCTTGAAGGCGCCGGTCTCGACAGCGCGCTTCGCGACGGTCTTGGCGACGGCGCGCTTGGTGTCGGCCATGCCCTCCGACTCGTCCTTGAGGGGCCAGTCGAAGCCGCCTTCTCGCGCGATCCAGCTTTTGAGCGCCTCGATCGCCTTCGCCGCGTCCTTCGGGTCCGTCAGGAAACGCGTGTGCGACACTTTCGCCTGCCGCTGGACGAAGGCGATCATCGCCCTGTCGTCGCGATTGCGCACGATCCCGAGATTGTAGGCGCTGATCCACAGCGCCCGGAGTTTTCCGGCATAAGGACCGTCCGCTGTGTCGCTCGCGCGGCGCAGCTTGCCGTTCTGGCCGGCGAGGGTCTTCAACGTGTCGATCACGCGCGCGGCCTGGATCGTGGAAAGCCGCGTGGAGGAGTCGACATTGAACTCGCGCAACAGAAAGCCTCGATAGTCGGCGTCTGAGTAGTGCGGGATCTGCCGGCGCAATACGTGGATGGTTTTGGTCTGGGCGAGCGAGGTCATTGTGGGCGCTCCTGATCGAGCAGGAAAACATTGCTGACGTGGGTCGACACCAGCATGCGATTGGCGAGGCGCACGCCGACGAATTCGCCCGCCTGCGCTTCGACAACGCCGTGAATGCAGAGCTCGGCGTCGCTTAAGGGGACGAGCAGGAAAACCGCGTCTCCCGCCTGAAACGTTTCCTCGGTCATGTGCCCCTCACGCATTGGCCAGGTCGATCGTCACAGACCGCCAATCAGCGTCCGGAGCGTTCCGCTCGAAGAAGCGGACATAGGTCCTCGATCCGATGATGCGGATCGACTCGCGGACGGCCTCCATGGCGCGCTTCCAGCGCGCGTCGTCGATTTCCACGCGCAGCAAGGTGAAGATGTCGGCCCGATTGATCTTGCCCTCCTTGTCGACTTGGAAAGCGCGCGTCACCAGGGCGCGCAGCTCGTCGCGGGAGTCGGCCGACCATTCGATCAGGCACTCGTCGACGAGCTTCTTGGCCGATTGCAGCTCGGGCCCGAAGTCGAGTTGATCCTGCACCTGCACCTTCACCTGCATGAGGCCGTCGAAGGTGGTCAGGGTGAGGTTCCCCTTCTTGCCGCCCGGCTTGGCGCCATATTTCTCATCGAGAAGCCCCAGCAGAGCGCCGATGTCGTCGAAGGTGTGGCCGCGAAAGCGGGCGATTTGCGCGTTGAGATCGAGTGCGAAGCTCATCATCTTGCGCACTGTATCGTCGATCAGAAGATCGGCGGGCTTGATGGCGCTCTCCGGCACATAGGCGCCCCGCGCATCGAGACGGTGCGGCTTACCGTTGATCATGTGGGTCGGTTCAGGCATGGGCGGGAGACTCCCTCGTGATGGACTGCGGAAAGGCTACGGACAGGGCCGTGACGGCGGCCCGATAACGCTGTGTGGCGTCACGCTCAGCGAGGGTGAACTCGGCGCGAAGCAAGGCGTCATAGGCGACGATCAGCGCTGCAACGCGCTCGTCTTCCTCCCGTCGCTCGCGCAGGCGCTCAACCCGATCGTCACGCATGGCGCGCAAATTGATCGATGCCGCCCGGTTGTAGGCGGCGTCGGCGCGCAGGAAGTCGCCAACCGGCGAAGCAAGCGCCGGCGGCGGGGCGTCGACCATCACGGGCAAGGTATGGGCCTCGCGGAATTCCTCCGCCGCGATCAGCGCGTCGGCGAGCGCCAGAACGTGATCTGCAGAGACGCTGACGGCCGCCCGTTTGCCGCCCGCAACAATGCGAAGCGCGAGCTCCTTGGGCGTCAACAGCTTCTCTGGCTTTGGCAGAAGGCCGCGTCCCCGCAACTGGCCGAGCGACACGACGGCGATTTCCAACTCCGCCAGCGTTTCTGCGAGAGTAGGGTCGCATTGCATTTTCGCGTCGACCTTGTCGCGGGCGTAGAGGACTGTCGTGTGATCGCGGTCCCCAAGCGCCTGTCCGATCTGCGGAAGGCTGCGCTCGGTGAGCCGACAGGCCAGATACATGGCGATTTGGCGCGGCTCGACGATTCTCGCGGTGCGCCGCTGTGCCCGCAGGTCGATCTTAGAGCACCCGTAATGCTCGCAGACGACGTCAATCACATCAGCGATATGAACGCTCATGCTGCGCCCCCCCCTGCTTCTCCATTGGGCGAATGCCGCGTGTGGTTGAAATCCTGTTCGTCGCGAAAGATCGCCCGCAGGTCGATCACAGACCCGTCCTCTACGCCGTCGCGGATCGCCAGATTGATCCGCGTGGTGGCGAGGTAATCTGGAACGGTGAGCGCCTCGATCCGGCAGTCGGCCGCGGTGAGACGCATTTCCAGCAGGAGCTTTTCCTCCTCCAGCGTCCGGGCCTCGATCGCCAGTATGCGAAATAGGCGCGCGAAGGCCGCGCCGAGCGCCGCCATGCCGTTCGACGTCGCCTCGAATTGATCGAGGCCCGCATCATCAAGCTCCGCGGCGAAGCGGTTCAGATCGTCAGAGAGTTTCGGGGCAGCTTCAGCCATCGACGCCTCCATCGGTCTTAAGGCGGGAATGCGGGCAGCCGGAGCGGCAGGCATGGTAAAGCGACGTTCGCACCGCGCTGGTGCCGGTGAAATTCTTCGCCTGCTCGTCGAGGCAGTGGCTCTTGGTGATCTCGTCGATCACCGGGCAAATCACGGTTTCGCGCATCAGCTCGCCGCGCACGCGATCCTCAATCCTGGACCAGTCTTTGGAGGGATATGTGCCGCCGATGATTTGCGTCACAGCGCTCACGCTGACGCCAATCTTGCGCGCAGCCGCGGAGGCGCTTGTCGCTGTAGCGAATTTCGCGAGCTCCTCGATCCAGTCGGGAAGCGCGTCGGCATAGGCCTGCTGCGCCCTGTCGAGGAAATTTATTTTCTGAGATGGTAAAGAATTAACGTTAACGGCGACGGTCATAGACGATGCTCCGAGACTTTGGTTTCGCCAAGCGGCTTGCGGGTGTTCATGTCGAAGACGAAGTCTGCCTTGCAGAGCACTGGGGCCTGCGGTCCGGTATTGGCTGAAGGCTTAAGAGCGTAGCGCCCGGGCGCAGCGCCGCGCGGTGTTCCGGTTTTTGACTTTCCGCTGGCGCGGGAGGCCTCCTCGAGCACACTGAGAACGCCGGCCGCGACGAGCTTTTGGATGTAAAGCTCTACGGAGCGCAGCGAGATCGGGCGTTCTTCCGTCGTGGCGTTTGCTTGCAGCTCACGCGCGGAGAACTGATGCAGCGTCCGCATCGCGTTCCACATGGCCTGCCGGGCCGTGAGGCGCTTCTCGCCCTTGCGCTCGACAGGAGCCATTGTGAGGGGCGTTTTCACGGCATAGACGACCTGCGTCGCGTAGCCGTCTTTCTTGGCGCCGATCTTCACGACGTGGCCGTGCCGGACACAGAACCAGACGTAGCGCTTCACAGTCTCATAGGCGACTCCTCCGGAGGAGAGCGCGATCGAGCGAACGGTGAAACCCTTCTTGCCGGCGGCTTTCATGGCCGCCCAGTAATGCGCCGGCCCGGAGGGCATAGCGATCTCGATTGCGATTGGCTTGCGGGTCATCCGACCCTCCTCACGCTGGCGACGGGCGCCGGCTTCACGATCAGCTTCGCTGCGCGCGCCTTGGGCGGCTCGCCGGTGTAGATCGGCCCCGTGTAATTGGCCTTTGAAACCGCCATAACGCCCGCGTTACGGGCCCAATGCGAGACACCGTCGAGGCTCGTCGCGATGCGGCGCGCGCGGCCGTCGCCCTGGACGCGGATGTCTTCAAGCAGGTCGTCGTTGATCGAGACCGGCTCCAGCAGCAGTTCGGCGAGTTTTTTCGCGTCAGCGAGGTCGCAGGGCTCCGCGCCAAACCAGTCCAGAACGCGATTATGCAGGCGCTCGACGTGGGCGAGCTTGCCGGGAAGCTTCTCCTCGCCGATCAGCAGCACAGGCACGTTCGAGCCCATGGCGATCTCGCGCACGAGCTCGACATAGCCTTTGTCGCAAATCTTGTCGGCCTCGTCGATGAACAGTGGGCGACGCGGCTCCTCGGCGAGAGTCTGGATGGCGAGCTGCGCCAGATCGGGCACGGACCCCGTCGGGCGCATAATCCCGCATTCCTTCAGAATGGTTGTCAGGAGCGTCTTGCGCGTCCAGCTGTCGCCCACCTCGACCCGGATCGCGCGCGTCTTGTTCTGGGCATAAATCGAGGCGTAGCTCTTGCCGTCGCCCGACCGGCCGTGCATCACGCCGATGTTCGGCAGCATGGGCGAGCGGTCGCGGACGCGCGTGACCAGCTCGAAAAAGCCAGAAACATTCTTCAGTGCGGCGATCGTGCCGCGCGGTTTGACGGGGGTCGATGGGTCTGTCATAGTTTCTCCGTTCTTGTTGTTCTGAAGGGCGTGTCCGTTGCCGCGGCGCGCCCTTCGCTTTTCCTGGCCTATTTCAACGCGGCCTCACCAAAATCATCGAACAATTCCTTCATCGCCGCGTATTCAACGCCGTCCTGGTAGGCGACGAGCCAGCGCATCTCTTCCATTGAAATGCGCTCGTTATTCTCGACGCGCGCTTCCAGTTCCTTCGCGCGGCGGAACCGCTGTTGGCGTGTTTCTGGGAGTTTGTGGACTGGGGCAGCTTCCGTTTTTGAATCGATTGATTGAGCGGAAATCGGAAGTGGCGCGGGCTGACCGGTGGTCGCTGTGCCCGCCGCTTCGCCGGCCGCGGTCAGCCCCGGAGACGTATAGGCTTCCTCGCGCTTCGGGAACTCGACGAGTTTTCCGGCCTCTACCGCTGCTTTGCGGACGATCACATCGACCATCTCGCGCGGCTTTATCTTGCGCATGTCCCCACGCAGCTCTGTCGCGCGGTCGTCGAGCAGCCGCTTTTGCTGGGCGCGCGCCTCAGCCACGGCCGCGGCCGGATCGACGCCCGCGAGCTCGGGGCAGATCGCCTCACCGAGGAACGCCGCGCCATCTTCTGAAAACAGCCAGGCGCGGCCCATGTCCTCAGGGTCCATGCGGCAGAAAACCCGAGTCTCAGGCAGGAGGTTCGGCGCGAGATAATACGAATGATCAATGCGCACGCCGCGCTTCGTGACGATGCGCATGCCGTCGGTTCCCGCGATCGGCGCGAGCAACAAATCGAGCGCGCGGACGTCGCCAACGCGCCTCACGACGCCCGTGAAGGCGCTCGCCACCTGAAACGGCGTCGCGCCGCCCAACCCCTGATGGGGGCGGTTGGCATAGCGCCCGGCAGCCCACTCGTCGCAAAGACCCTGAAGCTCGGGGGCGGTGAGCTCTGCTTTGAAGGCGCCCGCGTCATCGAGCTTCAACCGCTGGGCGAATGCGCGCCGCTCCTCAATCGCCTTGCGATCCTTCACATTATGGCCAACGAAGCCGGGCAGGAGCGGAGTGAGATCGTGTTGGAAGGTGCGGACCGCACGTTCGATGTGGCCCTTTTCCTGCGGCTGGAAGGCGCGGGATAGCTCGACTTCGATTCCGAGCGAGGCAAACAGGCGCTGAGTGCTCTTGGCGACAAAGTCGGAGCCATTGTCCGTCTTGACGCGCTCCGGCATGCCCCAGGCGAGGATTGCGCGCCGCATCAGCAACTGGACAGCCTCCGCGCGGGGTGTTTTCGAGACGTAGACCACGAGCCGGCGAGAAAAGATGTCGATGCACAAATAGACGGAATGACGCCCATCGACGAGAAGCACGTCGGCGGGGGAAGCATCGATCATCCAGAGCTCATTCAGGCGCGTAACAGGATGAGAATTCGTGCCCGAGAGGCGATAAGTCCCGCGATATTTGTCCGGGTTGGTGACTTGTGTCAGCAGCACCTTGTTTTCACGCTCGAGCTCGGCGCGCGTGCGCTGAAAACTGCGTAGCGAGACGCCCTTGATTGCGGGGAACTTGTCTTGGCACAGGATTTTGAGATGATCGCTCGTCAGATGCGGCTGCTTAGCAATGGCGGCGAGGAGGAACGCTCTTACCTGACCCTCCTCGCCGGACTCGAGCTTACCCTTACCCCGACGCGCGGCGCCCTTGTCGACGCCGAGCCGTGACAGATCGCCTCTCGCTTTATGTGTGCGCCAGCGCGAGAGCGACCGAGCTGAGAAATCCTTGATTGCGGCGCGCACCCAGGGCGCGACCTCGATCTTTCCGAGCCTGTAGAGGCCCGCGAAGAGCATATCGGCGACATGGCGCGAGAGGCCTGTTTCCCTCTTCAAACGATCTGCCGCCGCGATGAGGACGAGACGAGCGTCTCGGTGCTCCTGCGCGACAAGCGTGCCGCTCTCGCCCTCGCCGGCGTCCTGCGGTTCGATATCGACGTTCCCCACATGTCGCGCGACATAGCTCGCGAGCGAGACAGCCGGCAGCAGGTCGATGTGATATTCGATGGCCGATCCGCCCCGCGCTTTCACGACGCGCGCGAGCGGGTTCCCCCGATGGTCTTTCCGCGTAAGCCAACCTTCGCGCTCAGCATAGCGCGTCCATGCCGATTTATCAGTCGGCAAACCTGGCAAGCCCAGATCAGCGAGGTCGGAGGCGGAAAGCCAGTCGCGCATGGGTCAACGCGCCTCCCGCAACTGCTGGCGCTCGACCGCATCGAGCCCGTCGTGAGACGGGTCAACAGCTTCCCTCAATGCCCCGATTTTGAACCAGCCAGGGTTCATCAGGCACATGCCGCAAAGACCGTGATCTTCGCCGAAGGTGGCGCCGAAGCTGACGATGTGCCGGTCGCATTCGATGCAGTCGAATTCACACGCGCGCATCAAGCGATATCCTCCGGCTTCGCTTCCATAAGGCCAGCGGATTTGCGGAAGCTCGCGCGAGTCTTCTTGGATGCCTTGCCCCAAAGATCGATGAGTTGGGAAAGGACGCGCGCCTGCGGATCGTCTGCCGTTGGCTTGTCGAGCCCAATGACGACGCGGGCTTCGGCCACGCGCTTGGCTACGTTGCTTTTAATGGCCGCAGCGGCCTTGCGCTGTTGGTCGGGACTAAGTTCGACGAGCTGTTTTAGCTCGACGATGTTGTCCTCAATCATCGTGCCGCGGATTTCCGCAACTGCTTGGGGGTCGAGCGCATTGGCGATGCGCACGGCCTCTTTGACCTGAGTCTCCGAAAGGCCGATGCGCGCCGCGGCCTCCTTCGTGAAGCGCGCAGAGGAAATAATGGCGGATTCCGCTATTATTTTATCCGATTGTAATTTATCGATTTTCGATTTGCGCCCGCGCGTCTCCCCGCGCTTAGCGTCGGCAACTTTTTTGGCCTCAGCAAGGAAGATTGCGCGGTCGAGTGCATTGAGCCCGGCATTTGCGAGGTTCTCAAACACCTCATCTTCAAACGCCGATTCCTCATCCTGCTCCCTCACGATCACGTCAAGGCCGACGAAAAGCGTTTCTCTGCCGATTTCGATGAGCGCCGCGAGACGATGGCCGCCAGCGGTTAGGCGGTAGCCGCCGCCATGTGGTCGAACGATGATTGGCTGGATGAGGGGGCTCTTACCCTCTTCGATCCGTTGCTCGGCGATCGCCGCGTAGCCTGCAACGGTGTTAGGGTCGAGTGGCCGTAGCCGCTCCGATGCGTCGATATCTGCAATAGCGATGGTTTGCTGGCTCATTACTGCTCTCGTTTGAAGCTGGCCTGGCAGGAACGCGCCGTTACGCTTGCGGGCAGCACAAATAGTGGGGCGCGGCACTAAGGCTTTACGGCCGCGCCCCGTTCCTCCACTTTCGCGGTGCGGAAGCGATGTGGAGAAATGAGATGGATTTCGGTGCGATGCTTAGAGGCGTGTATCTCGACCGCTTTTTCCCGGCTGACGGGCCTCCGCAGGTCGAATATGTAGGTGCAGAGACATCATTACGGCTGCTCTGGCCGTCGCTGATGCGGTTGCGTGCCCGTATCCTTGCCGCAACGGATCTGTCGGCAGGTTCAGCCTTCGAAGGAGATGCGGACATGGCGCTCGCGCGCCTTGCCGAGAGCGGCGATTTCGGTGTTTGGGAAGATCTTAACGCGGGCACATGGGCTGTGCTGTCAGATCGCTTGATGTGGTCGGCGACCGTGCTTGCGCTTGCGATGGGGAGCGAGGACGGCATCAAGATGATGCTCCCGCGCGGCGCGCCCGAAGATGTGCGCCAATTGGCGACGCTTCTATGGCTCCTAGGAGGTCCTGGAAGGACGCCCTCTGATCAATGGCGCGAATTAAAACCCGCCGAACGGAGAGTAATTCTCCTGAGCGAGCCGTTCTCGCGGCAGTGAAGGCAGCGACGCGCTCGCCCTCAGTTGCTGTTCCCCAGAAAAAAGCCATTGGACCCTCGTTGGATATAGAAAATCGCCGCGGCCGTGGGAGGAGTGACCCTGGGAGGCCGGCCATTACGGCCGCGGCGAAGTCGGGGCGAGGAGTGATGTCGAGGCTCGCCCGGAAACGTCGTTAACCAAGAATTAAGCTGCCCTCTTGGGCCGCATGGACGGGCGCTTCATATGCAAGGTAGGCTGAGGCTCAGGCCGAGGGGTCGGCCGCGTGGAGATCAGCTTGCCGTCCTCGTCGAACCATTGCGGCCAGAGCTCATGGAGCGGCAGCCCCAGAAAGTCAGCGATCGCCTTGTTTGCGCGCATTCGCGGCGCGATGAACGCCCAATACATTGTCTGCCGCGCCAAGCCTTCGCCGCGCGCGATCTCGGCAATTGTTGAACCCCGTTTCCGCACCGCCGCGAGGATGTCCGCGCGATGCCAGCCCTCTTTTTCGTTCGACAACGGACCCTCGCAGTGGTTGAGCCAAAAATTTGGCTTTAGAGGCGAACCTTGGTTGCCTTTCTCCAAAAAATTGGCTCAGAAGTCAAGGGGGCTGGCTCTCGGAAGCCAGAAAATTGGCTCCGAGGATGGCGCGTATGCTGGATAAGCGCCTCTATTTCTTGCGCGAGCGAATGAAAGAGGCGCTCGGCGATCGCAGCATCGAGACGTTTTGCAAGGAGAGCAATGGCAGATTTAAGCGCAATACTCTTCGAAACTGGATCAAAGGGGACACAAGCCCTGGTTTTGATGATCTCGTCGCATTCGCCGACGTGACCGGGCGCGACATTTCATTTTTCGTTCCGTGGCCGGACGCTTCGCCAACAGTAAAAGTGCAAAAGCTCGACATACGAGCTGCCGCCGGCGCAGGGGCGATCAATGACTACGAGAAAATCGAAGCGGCGTTTGATTTTCCCGAGTGGGCGATCAAAAAGCTTGGGGTGGTGCGGGGGAGCCTGCGCATACTGCGCGCCCATGGCGACAGCATGGAGCCAACGATCGCAGGTGGCGCGCTGTTGCTCCTCGAGGAGCGTGAGGACATAACGCCACCTCGAAAGGGCCGCAGAAATCCTCGACTTGCGCCCAATGACATTTTCTGCTTCCGCCTAGGTGGAGAACTCCGCATTAAGCGCATCCACTTGGCCAAAGAAGGCTTTATGTTGCTGAGCGACAATCCGGAATATGATCCCGAGTTCGTGCGAGGGACTGACCGAGACGGCTTCAAAATCATTGGCCGGGTCGTATGGTGGGGAAATTGGCTGTAA